CTACTGTTCAGCGGCAAACTTCATCTCCCTGATCCACGTTTGCAGGGCCCTCAGTTGCTGGGCATTCTCGTGGCAGGTCTGGTAGTTGGCGGCAACGGTTCCGGCAACGGCAGAGAGCGCAACCCCTGCGGCGGCCGCATCAGCATCTCCGGCGGGCTCGGGCAAGTCACCGGCGGCGGCAGCGTCGTGCAGGCGCACAAAGCCACGGTTGATAGTGCAAGCAGCATCGGCTTTAACGGGCACATAGACGGGAACTTCCTTGATGATGGTTTCGCCCTTCTCGCGAACGACGCGGACGCGGTCGACGTACTGGGTGACGACCTTGACGGTGGCTTGCGCCTGCATCTCGCGGTTGGCGGCCGCCTGCAGGGTTTGTTGCTGGACAGCGGCATCCCACTGCGCCTGAACGTGAGTCGCACCCTTGATCCAGCCAAAGCTGACCAGGGCTACGCCGAGCGCCGCCATAGCCAGTAGGCGGTACGGCCAGGGAATTACGTTCACGATGCCTCCCCAATGCACTGCCGGTATTCGGCTTCCCGCCGTGTAGCCAGCCCTCCGCACAGCCGTGCGTTTCCAGGCAGCGCGCAGTCCTTGCCCTGGAAGAAGCGCCAGCGCAGCAGCTCGGAGCACGCCCCAGCGTAGTCCCCGGCATTGAGTTTTCTGACCAGGGTGGACTGGCAGAACGCCCGGCTGCCGACGTTGTAGGAGAAGCTCACCAGTGCGTCGTACTCGTGCTGGGCCAGGGGTACGGTCACGCAAGTTTTCAGCGCCCCCTCGAACTGCTGCACGTCGGTGAGGGCCCGAGCCAATGCCTTCGGCGGCGTAGTGGTGTCGCCGATCTTCACTCCAGTGGTGGTACCGAAGCCGATGGTCGGCACATCGCCCTTGACCGGGATCACCGCGCGGTCGGTGTAGCCCTCGTGCAGCACGATGCCGACCAGGGCAGCGGCGGACAGCGTCAGCGCGGCCACCGTGCGTCTTTGCGGTGGCCGGATCATCGGTGCATCTCCGGCTGTGCCACGATTCGGGCCACGGTTGCGCCAATGCTGGCGGCAAAGGCCAGCAGCACAAACGCGCCGCGCGGCAGTACGTCACCGAACAGCGGCACCACCACTTCCGCCGCCGTGAAGGCAGCGGCCAGCAGCGAGAAGCGAATGCTCCAGGCCCGTTGCAACACGCGCTGCCAGTCATCCAGAAGGCAGATCTTCGGCTTGGCAGTCATTGCACGCCTCCCATCAGTTTCAACTTGATGGCGGCACCCACCAGCAGCGCGGCCAGGATGCCGGTGGTCACGACCTTGATGGTGGTCTGCCACGCCGTGCGGCGGGCATCACGCCAAGCTTCCAGCAGATCGCGCAGTTCGCGGATGTCCTTCGCAGCACTGCCGTTCTCCAGCCCGAGGTGGGCCAGGCAGCGTTCGGCCCCGCGTTCAGCTGCACGGTCGAGCAGTTCGTCGAAGTCCTCGCGGCGAAGCAGAAGCATGTTTTCTACGAGGGCGGCGGGGTGTTGTTCGGGTTCAGTCATTGGCAGGTCTCCAGAAATGCGAAACCCGCCTGATGCGTGAGCACCAAGGCGGGTTCGGGGTCAGTAGGAAGGACAGGCGTCAGATGTCGATGAGTTCTAGCGGCAGTGAGGGAGCAATGCCCTCGATCACCTCGTCGCGCACGAACACGGTTTGGCCCACGGTTGCGTTGCCACGCGCGCGGATCAGGCCGCCACCGGGTAGCACCACTAGGGCGATACCTGAGCCGACCTCGAGCACGGTCCCTGCTTGCAGTGGTGCATCGGGCAGCAACTGCCGGAACTGCTGGTAGAGGTTATGCATGGCTCTGCACTCCCAGGGTCTGCCAGACCTCCGGCAAACCCGCATCGATGCGCGTCGAGCGCACCAGCCCCAGCCGTGCCACGCCGCCGTCCTGGTAAGCAATGAAAGCGCCCGGTTCGATGATTCCGGTTTCGGGCAGAACCGGCAGACGCAGCGTGACCTCGATCTGGCGACCTGTGTCCGACAGCACCGCGATGCCACGCTGGCGTGCCGCCGCAGCTTGGGTAATGAGCGCATCGACCAACATCGGAGCAAGCACATCACCCGCTGTGCCGGTGCGCGTGACCTGTCCAAGCACACCTGTCTCCTGGCCTGCAACGAACACACGGTTGTAGGCGGGCTTGTCGATCCAGCGCAGCGATTCGCGCGCCACCGTGTCCACTGGCAGCACGAAGTCCGGCGTCACCTCCGTCCACCAGGCCCACGGCACCACCGGGTAGCGATGGCGCACGCGCAGAATCTTCTCGGACGGATGCGGCAGCAGGTAGCCACCCGCCGCACCGACAATGGTGGTCAGTGCCTCGATCCACGTCCCTTGCTTGGCGAACACGCCGGTGGGCACCAGCCAATCGGTCAGAGCCCAATCCACTGTCCAGCCCAGAGGGATGCCGTTGAACATCAGCACGTCCTCCATCAACTGCTGCGCGCTGCGCGGCTCGGTGTTGGCAAAGGCCATCACCGGCGCGTAAGGAGCGGCCAGGACTGCGCTGCGTCCCCGGCCAGAGATGCGAATACTGGCGTCGCCGAACACCCGCTCACGGCTCAGGTTTTCGGCCAGGACGTGGAAGGCGGTGCCGTTGACCGTAGCGATGAGTTCTACCGGGGCGGCACCCTCGGCAGGCAGCAGCAGGGACTCGGCGATCAGGGGCAAGGTGGCCTCGAAGCCCCATGCCCAAGAATCTGCATCCAGCGATAGCGATAGGCCCTGCACCGGCACCGGCGTGCCATCGGGCCAGCGCGTCAGCGTCACCTCATTGATCACGAAATACATCCTCCGGATGGGAACGGGCACCGACCCGGCCTGCGGCTGGTCGTAGTGCTCGCAGACGAACAAGAGGTCGCCATCGGTGGCGACGTCCTCGGAAAACAGCAAGTGCCCGTTCGGCGCGTAGCACGCCGGGGGCAATGGCGGCACGAATGGCACCACCGGATGGCGACCCGGTCGGGGACGCATCGCTGCCTGCCAGAGCGCCGTCCACCAGCGACGCCGGTAAACCGCGCTGCGGATGCCCTCGGCGTGGGAGTGCCCGGCGTGCCGTTGCGCTTCCTGGTAGTGGGAGTTGGCTGTGAGCCTGCGGTCGCGCCAACCGTCCTGGTGCCGGATGACCCAGCGCAGCCACTGGGTGCGGATGGCCTCGTCGAAGGTCGTTTTCCGGGTCGTGCGCAGCCGGATGGCGTCGGCATGGCTCAATACCGCGCCGGACGGCACCGGCACAGCCCCTTGCTGCCACGTTTGTCGGGCCAGGGGCGCGCGCACGCGCGTGCTGGTGCGGCGGTTTTCCACACCTATCACCCAGGGCCCGGCGCTCTGCCACCGAGAGCGCGAAGCGTCGTGCAGGTGTGATGTAGCCTCGCGCCGAGCCTCGGCACCGTTGCTGTGCCTGCTGGCGTGCTGCCAGCGGGTCGAATTCTGCCCAGTGATGGGGCGCACCGCGTAGGACTGGTACCGTGCCTCAGCCAGCATCGCCAGCGGCGGGAAGGTGCCGACCAGAGACACATCCGTGCGGGTCACCGCATGCGCCGTGAACGTCAGGGCGGGCAGCGCCGTCTGCAATACGGCGTTGGCGTTTGGAATCGCGGTTGCAGTGAAGCTCAGTTCGGGCAGCGTGGCGGCGAGAGTGATTTCGCCGGGATCGCTCATCGACTACCCCAGAATACCGGACACGATGCGGGTGTAGCCCCCGGCGTAGAGCGTGGTCGACGGAAGGCGTAATTCGCCCGTACCGTCCAGATCGGACACGTCGCAGTCCCAGGCCAGCGCACCGTTGCCGTTGACGATGCGCGCCCAGGTCGCCTCGCCGCTGGTTTCAATCAGGGCTTCGCCGGTGGGCGTGATGGTCAGCAGCCCGTCCTCCACCTCGCCGATGGGCTCGACCAACACGATGGTGGCCAGCAGATCGCCGGTCGGGGCCGCGCCGAAGGACGGACGCACGCCGCTGTAGATTCGGACGCTGGCGTTCTCTGTGCCGATGGCCAGGAAGTTGATGACGGCGTTCAGGCGGTAGTCGTTGAGCGCGTTCGAGATCTGGATCACGGTTGAGACTCCGTCATGGGTTGCGCACGCAGGTCGTCGGCGATGACGGCGCGGTGCTGTCGTGCGTGGTCGAAGGCGATGACGAGGTAGTGAGGCACCGGGTCGATGTGGTCGAACGAGTACGCGCCGGTACTGGCGTCGCTCCAGGTCTCGCGCACCACGATGTACGTGGCTTGATCGATCAGCAGCACGCGTCGCTGCAATGGCTCATCCGCGATAACCCCTTTCACGCGGTGTTTCACGGTGCCAGCGATGCGGTGGTCACCGTGGTAGTAGTGGTTGCGCGTGCCGAGTAGTAGGCGCAGGCCGCGATGGCCATAACGCAGCGCAGCTGCGTTGTCCGGGACGAGGACACGGTGCGCCAGTGCGACAGGGAGTCGACGATGCGCGGGAGGCGGCATGTCCTCCAGCCCGCTGCCCGCATTACCTGCGACCCGATGCACGCGCAGCGTGATCCCGTAGCCGAAGATGCAGGGACGAAGGGACGAATACCAGCGCTTGAGGTCGCTCCAGACGATTTCGCCATCCACCGACAGTTGCAGAAGCCACACGTCGAGATTCGCTTGGCGCTTGATCTCTAGCCGGATGGTGCGGCGCGCGCTGACCACAGCCCAGCCTGCCCATGCTTCGGTGACCTGTTCGTACTCAGAGCCGCCGCTTGTCCAGTACGAGTGGACCCAATTGCTGTTGTAGACGCAGAGGCGATGCCCTTCGTAGGTGCCCACCCCCGTCCAGAGCCAGAAACCGAAGTGTGGAGGCGGCGATGCCGATGCAACGATCTCCACGTCCATCTCGAACCAGAAATCCGTGCTCAGCGGAGCATCCGACAAGCGCCAAAAGCTCTGGGAGTTGTTGAACACGAGATCGGCGCACTCCTCCACTGCATTCCACGTGGTCGTGATCCCAGCGTTGCCGCCGTTGCTTGAAAAGCCCGGAGGGATGCCGGAGGCGAAATTCTCCTCAAATGGATAGGCCACGGCTTACGGTCTCCACGGCCCGGTGATGTCAAAGCAAAAGCCGCAGCTGTTGGTCTCGCTCGAGTACGAAGCGATGGTCACGTAGAGAAACTTGCGATCCTCGTAGCCGATGACGTTGTCGATCATGGTCAGATGGCCGTAGGGCTGGTTTTGGTGAACCCAGAGCATTCCTGGCAACGTCCCTCGCAGATGACCACTGCTTTCGCGCAGGTAAATCGGATGCAGGATGAGGCCGTAGTCCGGGCCGTTTGGAAATGGGATCGCACCAGAACGTCCGGAGATGGATTGACCGTTCTGGTCGTTGAGCGAGAGCATCCCAAGGCGCACATTGCCGCCAAGCTGCGTGTAATCGCGCATGCAAATCTTGCCGGTTGTATCGAGTGATTGGCACGAGTAGGCATCCTGGTAGGGATAGCTGCCGCCCGTGTAGTTGGCCTGCTGATACCGTTCCGAAGCGATCAGGTAGGACGCGAAGTTGTCGCCGGGCTTGTAGCTGTCGAAATCAGTGAAGGCGTGCAGTACGCGCCAGTCGCCCTGATAGCCCGACGAGTTGATTAGAAAGAACCCACGGTCGTCGCCGATCAGTACCCAGCTGCGGCCCCAGTTGCCGTTGTCGCCGGACGTCTCGGCGTAGGACTGGCGCGCGTAGTACCACTTGAACCAACCTGCGTACATCGTCGTGCCGCTTCCGGTCGGGATCTCATTGCGCGTCGGCGCACCCGGCGTAAACGGCGCTTGCGCGCCGACGAAGGTGTCGATGTCGGACATGCCCTCGGCGATGGTCACGCGCCCGAACTTGGCCCACGTCGATGTGTAGCCTGTGGGGAGGCTATCGTCGACACGCAGGAAGTGCCGATTCGACTGCGGGTTTGGGCTTCGGTAGGCACGCTTGTGGGTGCCCGTGAACGCAATCTCAAATCCCAGCGGCGCGATCTTCATCGTGATGCCGGTCTGGGTGGTGGCGGGCGACGCAGGTTCGCCTGCCACACGAAAGCTCACCGTGGTCGAGGTGACACCTATGACCGTGAACTCGCCGTTGTAGGACGGCTGATCGCAGCCCTCCACCAGCACAACCTGATCGACCATGAATCCGTGCCCGGAGCCAATGGTCGCGGTGGCCGTATCGTCCGTGCGAGAGAGTGCCGTCACCGTCTTGAGGTTGAAGCCGTTGACCAGGCACGCGTCCAGCAGTGCCGTTAGGCTGCCCCAGTTGTTGGTCAGCACCGGCGCGCCTGGAAACCCATTGTGCATCCATTTGACCTTGTTGCTCATCGCATTCCTCTCAAGGACGATCCACGTCGCCGCGCACCAGCAAGGTGAAGGCATCGTTGGTGACAGTTTCCGGACCCTGCTGAATGGTGCGGACGACCCACACCGGAAACAGCGCGCCCGTGGTGTTAAAGCGCAGCACGTTTCCTGTCGCCCAACCCGAGCCCCAGCCAATGGCGGCCAGCGTGAAGTACGGCTTGCCGGTAGCCGGATTGATCGGTGCGATGTTGCTGCCCGTGGTTCCGGTAGCGATCACGCCGACGTGCTCGCCGATGACGTTGAACGAGGTGGCGTTGGTGAACTGGATCGCCCAGCGCTCGGTAATCGCCCCGGCATTGGTGACCACGATGGGAGCCAACACGTCGTTGTAAGTGGCGGTCGCCGCGCTGCCGCTGATGGCATCGAGAAACGTGCCGTTCCACGTGGCCTGATCGAACAGGTTGGAGACGTAGGCGCGAAGGTCGCCCGACACCAGCGCAGAGGACACGTGCGAGCCGACCGGATAGTCGTGTGTGATCTGGCGGGTAAAGGCCAGCCGTCCGGAGATCTGCACGTCCGATACCTGCGCCATGTCCTCGATGCGGTGCTCTACCGTGAGCGGCTGCACGAGCCCAGTGACCACACCGAAGGTGACGGTTCCGGCTTCGAGATCGGCGGTGTAGTCAGTGGTCACGACGTCGCCGTTGCCATCCAGCACGCGCACGCGCGACAAGCGCTCGCGCCCGCAATCCACGATCTGCCCACTGGTCGCGGTGAGCGGCCCGACCGTGGCGGTGTGCCCAATCACGGCGAAGTCGCCCGCTCGGAAGATTGGCACCCGGCCATCCTGCGGCAGGCGCACCGGATCGAGGCCGATGATGTCGGCGTCCAGCGGCAGGTAGGAGTACGCGACCGCGTTGTACTTGATGGTGTCGGCAAACACCGGCACCGGCTTGAAGATCTTCGCAACCCCTTCGATGGTGACTACCGCACCCGGGTCGTACCAACTCTGTCCCTCGTTGCCAGCTGCCACCACCCAGGCGCCGAAGCGAACCCGCACGACCCCGGTCTCGTAGTCGATAGTGCCCACCACGTCGGTGCCGGTAATGTCGCCGTTGTTGTTGGCGCTGACGTTGATCGTGCCGCCTGTCAGGCGCGTGGCCAGTAACTGCAGGCTCGATGGCCGCACTGGTGAGGCCGGGACGCGGAAGGTCACCTCATCGACCGGCGTGCCATCCAGGGTGGTAAGCAGTGAGCGCAGACCGACAGCGTTCGAGGCGGCAGGCACCCACGCGGTTATGCTCGCAGCGCCGGTGGCGTAGTTGATGCCGCCCGCCAACGTGGCCTCGCCGGTCACTGGGTTCAGGTCGTAGTAGAGGCTGCCCAGCCGATCGAAGTAAGTCTTACCGCCCAGCGTGAAGTTGATGCTGCCGGGGACGATGTTCTCTGCAAAACTCGGGGTGAGATCGATGGCCAGCGCGCCCGCCGTGAAACTGTCATTGACCGCATTCGATGTGCCCGCAGCACGGAAGCGCACCTTCGCCCAGCCCGATTCGTCGATGGGCATCGATGCACCCGCCGTGATGTACTCCCAATGCGAGAACAGATTGCGGTACACCGGCACCAGCGCGTTGTTCGCATTGCGTGTCCAGCCGATGCGGGTGACGCTGTAGCGCGCCACCGGGATGCGAACCGTGGTGTCAGGGCTGAAGTGAACGACGCCGGTTGAGTAGTTCACTGTCCCAAAGGCCGTACCCTGCGGGTCACGCAGCACGCCTAGACCGTCATCCTTGACGATCTTGATCGGGTCGATCTGGCGGATCAGCTGGAGTTCGGCAGGCGTGGTGGAGATGTACTCGTACAGGTCGATCAGCAGGTTCCACTCCAGTTCGACCGTGCCTGGGATCAGGCCATCGAACTCGACTTCCACGTCGATGCTGCCGTCGCCGTTGCGCAGCGGCGCGGGAAACGCCTCCTCGTTGGGCGGGCCCCAGGTATAGGCAACGCTGTAGGTCTGGCCGCCCGCAGGCAGTGCAGCAGGCGTGATCTGGATCAGGCCCGTCTGGTAGTTGATGGTGCCGCTGGCGTGCCCGCTGATCGTGCCCTTGCCATCATCGGTGGCGGTTCGCGCCGTGCCGTCGTTCCAGGTGATGGACACCGAACCCGGCGTCACACCTGCGTTGGAGAGCTGAAAGGCGACCGCTGGCGGCGCAATGCTGCCGCCAGATCGGTTGAAGTAGTTGGCCTTGCCGCCCCAGGCATAGACGATCTCGCTGCCCACATCGGGCAGCGCCCCCAAGGTGACGGCGACCGTGCCGGTGGTGTAGCTGACGGTACCGACGCCGTACTCCGGGCTGGCCCCCTTCAACACGCCCGCGCCGTTATCGCGCAAGTCGTACCACTTTCCTTGGGCGCGGTAGCTCACCTGAATCGTGCCGGGCGACGGGCTGGGCACGATGGTCAGGATGTAGTTGTACGAACGGCTCTCGATGTCGACCCGGATGCCCGCCGTGTCAGCCACGCGGATCGGCGCAGCGGCAGGCCGGAAGGTGATGGTCTTGCTGCCCGAATAGGTCGGCGCACTCGATGCCAGCGCGATCTGGCCCCGGCCATAGTTCACAGTGCCCACTACGGTCGCACCCGACAGCAGGTCGCCACCGTTGTCCACAAGCGTTGCGCCGCTGACGGTGATCGAGAGGGTTCCCGGCTGGATGGCGTTGCCGACCGACAGCACGGTCGAGGAATTGAACGCGACCGAGGTGGTGTAGGACACCGTGCCGTTGTCGGACTCGATCAGGGTTTCCGAGGTACCGCCCGCAGTGAGATCGAGCAGCGGAGTTTCCGTCTGCGCCGAGGGCACGAGTTGGGTGAACACGCTGGTGATGCTGGCAGCCACGTCGCCAATGGCCACCGGCTGGGTCGTCTTGACCACCCCGCAATACTTGGCGGCATCGGCCACCACGGTGTCGCGGGTTTTGGTCTTGCCGGTGGCCATCGTGAACAGGCGATCCGGCGGCGAACCCGGGAAATCGTAGCGCAGCGCGTCCGACAGATCGCAGGTGACGACCACCGCTTGGTAGTCCTGAATACTGCTGCCCGAGCCGTAGCTGAAGGTGCGTGTTTCCGACTCGATGCGCGTGATCCGGATGTACTGCGAGTATTCGTTGGCCAGCCCTTCGTTCATCACCAGGAACAGGGTCTTGCCAATGGTCGGCAGCTCCGCGCCCACCCGCTGGAAGATCTGGATGCTGCGCTGGCCCGCGATGTGGTTCTCCAGCAGAAAGCCATTCCACATCGAACCTTTGTTGAGGTAGGCCTCGATGCGGTCGCGCGCGTTGGTGCGGCGGTCGAACACCTCCTCGGTGGAGAAGATGGTGACGGCCACGCGCGGATCGGCGGGCGGATCGGACACCACTACGTTGCCGCCCAGATAGGTATCGGTGGTGTCGGTCTGGATGCTGGCGAACACCTTGCGCAGGTTCACGCGCCCGCCTGCACGATCCAGTTCCGAGATGTCGTTGAACAGCGAGTTGCTCGCGCCGTCCACGATGACGTTGGAGGTGGGCGCGCCGCCGCCTTCGGCGACGTCGTCCATCACCTGACTGGCGACCAGCTTCACGTCGCCTGCAAGAATGGGCATGGGATTCTCCGGTTGATCAGAGCTGCATCAGCCGCAAGGTGATGCGATAGAAATCGGTGTCGGATTGCGCCGGGAAGCCCAGCACGGGTTCGGCGTCGATAGCGGTGTCTGCGTGACGGAAGGCCACGGTGAACACGCGCGCATCGCGTAGCGTCAGCTCGAACCGCCCACTGGTCGCAGCCAGGGGCGCAGCGGCCCAGGTGTGCAAGGTGGCCACCGTCGCGCGTGTCACCCACGCCATGTCCGATGGGCCAACCAGCGTGATCGGGCGGCCCGCCTGCTTAGTTGCCGACTGCACCAGCAGCGCGCCGGTGAGCAGGTAGGACACGGCGGTGACGGCGGGCGACCACGCGTGCTCGTCCGCCCACAGCAAGTCGTCCGGCAATGGCAGAGCCACCCCGGTGGCGAGGTTCTTCAGTTGCATCGGTGATCTCGAAAGGTCAGGCGGTGCGTGCGCGTGCCGCGTCCAGCAGTTGCAGCAGGCGGGCCTCGTCACGCGCATCGATGGAGGCGTTGACCTTGCTGCCGCCTGCGGCCAGCTCCACACGCACGGTGCGCGCGGGCGCACTGGCGTCGTTCAAGGCAGGTCGTGGCAGGTTCGCGCCAATGGGTTGCACCAAGCCGCCGCTGGCGAAGCCTTGAATGCTCGCCAGCGCACGGCCCGCCAAGTTCTGCGCGGGTGCGGACAGGTTGTTGATGGCCTCGAAGAAGCCCGCGCCGTAGCGGGCGACGGCCTGCCGGTTCACGACGTACTCGCCGGGCGTGAGCATCGCGGGGACGGTGTCGGATTTGGACAACCCGCCGCGCCGGTAGAACTCGCCCTGGTTCTGCTCCATGTAGTCGATCAGCTCGCGCTCCAGGTCTTTGCCCCAGAGCAGCGGCTGGGCCATCGCCTGCCGCCACGTCTGCTTGATCCGCTCCAGGTTCTGGCGCTCGTTGCCGGTGAGCGTCTTGCGACTCATGAACTCTTCCAGCGTGCGGCGATCCTGCTGCGCCTGCTTGCCGTAGTTCTCCATCGTCTTGCTGCGCATATCCAGACTGACCGATGCGCCGTAGTTCCACTGCAGCCAGCTCGTGTACTCGTTCATCCCCTGCAGGCCGAGATCGATCATCTTCAGGGCCTCGAACGCTTCGCGGTTCTTCTTGGGCCTGCTCGGCTTGTCGTTCGGGTCGGCATCGCGCGCCTTGCCGCCGCCGAACATCGCCACTGGGCCGCCGCGTGCAAAGTGGGCGACCCCGCGGGCCAACCGCGAGAGCGCGCCGCTGCCGTATTTCTGCACGGCCGCCTTGCGGATGACGAAGGCACCGGCGTCCAGGGTGCGTGGCACGGTGTCGTGGTGGCCGGAGCCGGGCACCGAGCCACCGCTCATACGGGGAAAGGCCGGAGCGACCGAACCGCCTTCGGCAAACCGTCGCACGCCACCAACCAGACCGCCGGTGGCATTGGTTTCCACCTTGGTCACGTAGATGGTGTGCGTGCTGGAGGTGTTACGCCCATTGAGGCTGTCGATTTCCGCGCGTACCGCACCGACGTTGCTGGCCACCTGATGCTGTGACTCGGTCTGGATGCGATCCAGCGCCTTGATCATTCCTTCGACATTGGTGATGGCCGCCTGCGCCTTCTCGGTCGCCACCTTCAGCTCGAACTGTGCGTTCTGGTCGGCGTAGGCCTTGAGCTTGTCCAGCGCCTCGCGTGCCTTGGACACGTCGGCATCGACCGGCAGCGTCTTGCCTTCCTTGAGCAGCGCCTCGTATTCCTTGAGCTTCTTCTCCGCTTCCTGCAGGTCGGCCTGGATCTGTAGCAGGTACTCCTTCTCGGCCAATGCCGTATCCAGATCGGCGATGGCCTGATCGAAACGCGTGGTGTCGGCGTCGAGCGTGATCTTCAGGCCGTCCCTGAGCTTCGCTGTGATGTCGTCGATCTGGCGCGTGGTCTCGGCCAGCGTGCGCTGAATCTCATCGCGTGCGGTGAGCGCCGAGCGTGCGGCGGTCTGGTGCGCCGCGCTTTCGGCATCCAATGTCTGATTGAGGATTTCCTCTGACTCGCGGATGCGGTCAATGGCCTCACGCACCCCCTGTTTGCCTTGCACGGCCTGCGCGTCGGCGTCCTTGGTCTTCTGCGCCAGCTCGGCACGCAGCTGATCGGCCTGCCGCATCAGATCGGTGGCCTGCTGGTATTCCTGCCTGCGGTAGGCCTCGCGCGACTGCGCTTCCAGTTGCGTGACCTGTGACACCGCCTGTTCGGACTGCTTGCGCGCTTCCTCGCCGCGCTTGGCCTCGTTGGTCTGGCTGGTGGCCACCTGCGCGGCCATGTCCATCGCCTTCTGCGCGAGCTGGCGGGCAAGTTCCAACTCGCCATTGGCCAGCGCCCGGCGCGCCTGCTCCTGCATCTCAGTAATCTGGCGCTTGCGATCCTCGGTGGCCTCGTACTCCGTCATGCCCTGACGGCGGATTTCGCGGATGCGCTCCTCCGTGGACATCGACAACTGGCGCTTGGCTTCCTCGATGCGCTGCACTTCGGCCAGATGCCGGTTGGCTTCGGCGTTGAGCGCGTCGATGTGCTGGCGGTACTCGGAGAGCGCCTGCGTCAAGGTCTGGCGCTTGGTGGCGAGGATGTCGTTCTCGACCCGCTGCACGTTGGCGCGGCGCTCTTCCTCGGTCTGGCCTTGCCGGGCGGCGGCATCCTTGCGCGCCTGCGTTTCCTGATCGATCAGACCGAGCGTCTCGGTCGTGGCCTGACGGCGCAGGGTTGCCTGCTGGGTCAGCGCCTCGGTGAGCAGCTGGGTGGATTTGGCGATTTTGGCGGTTTCGGACTGCTGGGTGCGCTCCAGTTCCGCCTTCTCCTGCTCGTAGCGGTTCTTCACCGCCTGCACCTGCTGCGCGAGACTGGCCTCGACGATGGCGGTCAGCCCCTTGTAGGCCTCGGCCATCTTGGCGGTGGCGTCGTTGACCACGCCTTGGGCCTTGCCCACCGCCTGTTCGACCTCGCCCAGCCGGGACTTGAGCTTTTCCAGCGCGGCGTGCACCGCTTCGATGCCGCGTCCGACCGCTTCCTGCGTGCCCTGGCGCACGGCTTCGAGCCGCTTGGCGATCTCCTCGGCGGCGGTCGCGGCGGTGTTCATCGCGCCCTTGGCCGCGTTCGCACCTTCGGTGGCGTCGGCGTACATCTCGGCGAAGATGCGATTCATCTCCGCGAGCCGCTGCTCGTGGCGCTTGGTAGCCTCGGCGATGGTGTCGGAGCTAAAGATGGCGGCGAACACCTCCCACTGGAAGCGCAGGTGCTCGATGCCCTTCATCAGCACCTCGACCATGAAAATGCCCGCCTTGCGGACGATCTCGAACTTTTCCGACAGCCACGTCCCGATCTCCCAGCCGATGATGGCCGCGCCCAGCACCCCGAACGCCACGCGAAGCTTGCCCACCGTGGCGATGGCGTTCGACAACGATAGGTTGGCCGTTGCCCACGCGGCCGCCGTGGTGCTGGCCGCCGTCACCGCCGCCGCACCTGCCGTCTGCCACGCGATGATCAGCGCCGGGATTAGGCGGTAGACCAGCACCGCGAGGCCGACCTCGGCGATGCGGCCCAGCCACTTCATCACCGTGTCCAGGTTCTCCGACAGCCACGTCAGGGCCTCGGCGAGCTTCTTGGTGAAGCCGGTCGATTCATCGAGCTTGCTGACCCACTGCCCGAAGGCGTTCGACAGACGCGTGAAGGCCTGGCTGACGGTCATCGGCAGTTGCGCGTACTCGGCGGCCAGCTTGTCCTTCTGGCTCATCAGCGCGTTGACCACCACGTCAGCGGTGAGCCGCCCTTCCTCGGCGAGCTTGCGCAGCCGTCCGATGGGTACGTTCAGGCCGTCGGCCAGTGCCTTGGCCAGACGCGGGCTGTTTTCGACGACGGAGTTGAACTCCTCGCCGCGCAGAACGCCCGATGCCAAGGCCTGCCCAAACTGCAGCAGGGACGACTGCGCCTCAGAAGCTGATGCGCCGGAGATGCGCAACGCCTGCGAGATGCTTTCGGTGAGCGAGAGCGCGTCCTTCTGCTCGCCGCCCAGCATCCGCACCGCCTGCTGCAGCTTGCCGTAGAGCGTGGCGGTTTCCTGGATCGGCACACCGATGCGCTGCGCGATGACGAACAGCTCCTTCTGCGCGACCGTGTATTCGCGCTGGCCTGCGGTGGCGAGCTTGAGGCGCGCGGACATCATGTTCCAGGCGTCGGCGATCTGGACGATCTCCTGCACCTTGCCCGCCGCCCAGTTGATGGTGAGGAAGGCCAGCAGCTGCGTCTTGGCCTTGGCGACCTGATCGCCGAAGGCGTTCATCCCAGCCTTGACCTCGGCCATCCCGGCGGCGGCCTTGTCGCCTGCGGTCTTGGCGCTGGAGCCGAACCCGCCGAGGCTGCGTTCGGCCGAGGTGATGGCGCGCTTGAGCCCCTCGTCGGCCCCGTCGAGCGCGACGAGGATGGAAATGCGGTTCGCCATTTCAGTCCACCAGCCGCAACTGCTTCTCGATGCGCGCGGAGAGGCGCGGAATGCGACCCGCGACGATGCGCTCGACGTTCAGGCGCTTCTTGAGCTGCACGCGCGGCACCAGCACCGCGATGGGCACGTCGGCACCGCGCTTCAGCTTCTTGATGCCCTCGGCCTTGCGGTAGCGACGCTTGAAGCCCGACAGTGGCCGGTCGTATTCCTTGATGTTCTCGGCCATCAGCACGATGTTCCCCTTGGCGTTCTTGATGAAATAGGCATTTCCGCCGCGCATCAGCTCGGCGATCTGCGCCTTGAACCGTTTGCGGCCGACACGCCCGTGTAGTGGGATCAGCATCCGGCCTCCAATGACGCCGCCCCGCTCGTGAATACCCGACCACGGGATGCGCGAGCCGACGTAGAGCGCGGGCAGCCGACTCCGATCCTTGTCCAGCACCTTGGCGGTGAAGCCCTTGACGAAGGACTTCTTGACCACCGTCATCTGGCCTGCAACGTGGCTGCGCACGTCCTGCTTGAGTTCGGCGGCCTCACTGGCGATGCCACGAGCGACCGCCTTCTGCACTTTCTCGCGGAACTCGCCGCCCCAGCGGCGCAACTGCGCCTGCGCGGCCTTGCTATCGATGCGAACCGAGATGCGCATGGTCTTGGAGCCTGTCGAGGGTCTGGTCGATGTGACGTGGATCGCCGCGTGCGCCGATGGCGATCAGCGAGAGCAGCCGCGCATCGCGTGCGGCGTCCTCCCGCACGGTGGCGGCAGCGAAGCCGTGCACCTGCGCCAGGGTGTAGTCGAGGATGTCCGGCAGCCGGTGGCCGTGGGCAATCAGATGCTGGACGGTGTCGAACCAACCGTCGCCGTGCTCGCCTGCGCGAACAGGCCGCCCATTTGCTCGTTCAGACGCGGCATCACGGTCCGGGTAAAAAAATCGGCATTGACCTCTATCACCTTGGCAGCCACGAGGATCGCTTCGTCGGCATCGAGTGCATCGACCCACGCGCGCGGTTTGCCGATGGCAATCGATACCGCTGTGAGTAAGTCGTCGCCGTGTTCGCCGAACAGCGCCAGCCAGTCAATGCCGTCGCCGCCGAGCTGCTGCATCACCGGGGTGATGGCCCGCAGAAAGGCGGGCATCTGACCGATTTTCAGCGGCTTGACGGCGACGACTTCGCCCGCCAGGGAGATCTCGACGGCTTGTGGAACGAGTTTGTCCAGGTCGCTCATGGCAGGCCTCACAGTTGGACGATGCGGCCGAACTGGCCCAGCACTGCGTCATAGGGCTTGGTGGTATCGGCCAGGAGCGAGCCTTCCAGTTCGAACTTGTTGTACTCGTCCGAGATGAAGGAGATTTCCTTCAAGGGATCGAAGGCGACGCGGTACAGCTCAACCAGTACCTTGGCGTTGCCCTGCGCGGTGTTGATGCCTTCCAGGCGCAGATACCGCTCCGGCACCGACTGCGTGAAGATGCCGATCTCGGTGGTCACGCCGTAGGTGTAGGCTGCCTTGAACGGCGCAGTGAAGCTGGTGATATCCAGAAACTGGAGGGCACCGAAGTCGGTGTCCACCGTGTAGTGGGTGCCTGCGGTCAGCGTAGCGGGCGTACCTGCCGAGTCGGTGACCACGACCGCCGACACCTTGGGGTGAGCGAAGAAGTAGCGGTCGCCGACCACCGGAGCCTCGCCGCCGATGGTCTCAGCGGTCACCGAGCCCGTGCTGCCGGTGATGTGGTTGCCGTACAGCGCCAGGGCGAGGTTTTCCTTGGTGAACTCCTCTATGGTGAGATTCACGGTGGCCGATTTCTGCTTGACCATCCGGTGGTCGAGCGAGCGCTGCCCGGTCTGGCTCTCGTAGTGCTCCAGCACGTCGGTCTTGAGCGAGAGTTTGAGCTCGGCGACGTTGCCGGGCGAGCGCACTTCGATGGGCAGGCCGGATTCGTCGCGCTTGCCGAGAAAGACGCGGCCCTGAAAACTGGCGTAGGTGCTCATGATTTGGATTCCTTGCGTTGGGTGGTGATGGGGCGAATGGGTTCGATGGATGTGCCGTCGCCTTCGGGCTGCGGTACGGGAGCAGACGGGCGGTCGTGGCGAGCGATGCCGTTGGCGATGAGCCAGTCGGCAGTACCGCCGTCCACATCAAGCCGCTCGCCCGCCTTGTGGGCTTGGCCCGCGTGGGTGTGCGGGCGGGTCAGAACGATGGAGGTCATGGGTGTCATCCCTTGGTTGAAAGGTCGGTGTCGAGCGTCCGGTAGGTGATCGCGTAGCGTGCGGGGATGGTGGCTGCCACCGCATCGGCATCCTCGACGTCCCACTCGCATTCCTGCTCGCGCAGCCCCAAGGCAAGGCCGCCCAGATTTCGGTCGGCCAGCAGCGCGGCGTGTGCGGCAGTGATCAGCCGGTCGGCTTCTGTCTCCGGAATTGCGGGAGGCACTGCGCGGGCGAGCGCGACCAGGCGCACCGTGAGCTCGCGCGTGACGCGGTCGTTGGCGCGCTCGGTGATCGACTCGGACTCGGGGAACACCACCAGCGCTGGGCATTGCTCCCGGCTGATGGCCACCGTGGGCGAGCGGTGCAGCGTCGCCCCGAGCGACTCCACTGGCGTGCGGACAGCCGCCATCACCGCGAGCAGAATCTGTTCGCGGATCGAGTTGCCAGACATGGCACTACACCCGGGTGAGCTGTGCGCGCATCTCCGAGCCGTCGCCCACAGCCCGGGTGCTGCGCACTTGATAGATCACACCACCGATCTCGACCGTATCGCGTGCTGCCAGACCTTTGAGGACCGATGCCGGGTAGGACATCTGGTAATCGGTGGTCGAGGTCAGCCCGTCGAACACGGTGTCATCCGGCGCAGTGAAGCCGACTGCGTGCGTCTGCAGCGGCGAGCCATCGGCAGGCTGCCAATGGCATTCGTGCAGCAGACCCGCGCTCTTGGCCGCCGAATAGACCTGTTCTACGAGACCCATCACGCCACCGTCAGCTTCACGAGCACACCCGGGCGGTGGCACATGGGCAGCGGATTCGACTGGGTATGCAAGTCGGTGCCACGATCGAACTTGCGCGGCTCCTGCTTGGCATAGAGCGTCTGCCCGATGGTGTTTACCGTCTCGTTGAAGTCAGCCGGCGCGAAGTAGGTGCCGAAGGTATCCACCGTACCCAGCGGGAAGGCATGGGCCTCGCCAGCCGCGATGAAGCGACGGGTGGTGCCGGTGGGATCGGTTGCCTGCCCGCGATACTCCTCGAAGGTGATGCCGGCGTAGGTGAAGCCCCGGCGCACGTCGTTGATCAGGATGGCGCCCTGCTGCCAGTTCTCGAACGCTTTCTCGACTTTGGCATGACCGGTCAGCGCGGTGAAGAACTCCGGTGAGCACAGGCAGTGCACACCGCTCATGAACTCGCCCTTGAGGTTGTCCTCGATCGCGGCCAGGGTCGCGAGACATTTCGCCTTCACATTGGTGCCGGCATTGCCGAGATCAAATGCGATGGTCTGCGGCGTGATGTCGAACTCGTCGAACAGGTCATACAGCACAGAGCCGTCGGCATCCAGGATGACGCCCTTGAGTGCGCCCATGCGCAGGTGTTCCAGCGTGATCGCGTGCTTGTTACGCATGGTCTCCAGATGCCGCGCGATGACGCCCGCGACGGCTTCCGTTTCAGTCTCCGAGCCAAAGGCGCGGATGCCCTGAACCTCTTCCGGCAGGACGACATCGTCATGCGGGATGTGGGGGATCACGAACGAACGCAAGGTGCGCTTACCGCGCACACCGACCGTGCCCGGGGCGCCCGGCGGCAAGGTCGGCAGCAGGTTCAGCACTCCATTCATCTCCTCGACGATGACTTGGCGCTGGCGCACTGGCTTGGCCGGCATTAGGCCGAGATCCTCGATGCGGCCATAACGGTTGGGGAGAATGTTGATGGCCGCCGTGAGCGCCGCCATCGAGAACGCGGGATTGGTAAAAGGGTTCTGCATGGTTGTCTCCTAATTCAGGCGGCGGTTCGGACAAGGACGCCACGCGCTTCGATCTGAGCGATCGCAGTGGCCTTCTCGGTAGGGGTGATAGCGACCGGCCACACCAGGGCATGGCTGGCGACGATGGCGTGGCGGGAGACCAGCAGCGCGTCTTCCCGGTCGATCGGGGTCGCGTCCACGTCAGCGGCGAGCACGCCGACCGCGTTCTCAGTGCCATCGGTGGCGGCCGGGTCGAGAGCTTTCAGCTTGCCGGTCGTACTGTCGCGGCCGACGATGGTGCCTAGCTGCAGGTTCTGACCAGCAGCAACCGTGGCCAGGTCGCGTGAATAGAGATTCGGCGCCTCGTACTTGAGGAGATCACCGAGATTGTTGGTTTCCTGAATTGCAGACATGGCTTACTCCTTCGTGGCGAGTTTCTTGACGGCGGCAACGACCGGGCTGCTCTCCGGCCGCACGGTGGTTCCCGCATCGGCGGTGATGCGTGAGGCAATCTCCGGCTGTTCAGCGCGAGCCTCGAGCAGTGCGCGGCGGACTTGGGCCTCGTTCATCCCGGATGCGAGAAATTCCGCCGTGCGCTGTGGTGTGCCAGCGATCAGGCAGATCTCGGCAATGGCTTGTGCCTCGATACGGCCGTTGGTGGTCGCACCGGTGATCGATGCGGCAACGGGCGGTGCTGCGGGTTCTTGCGCTGGGGTCTCCGGCGGCTCTGGCGTGAGCTCCGGATCGGGGTCGTCCATCGGGGGCTGCTGTTCTTGGTCGGTCATGGTCTGCTCCAAATGAGAGTGTTGATGGCTGAAAATCTGATGGCTCGCGTTCAGTGCCACGGGCGAGGCGCGAGCTTGGGGGCGGCGCTTCGCGGTATTGGCGCTGGGTGTCGCCAGTCGGCGTTGCGCATCCAGCGCGTTGGTGAACTCGACCAGAACCTGGTCGAAACTCATCACGGCGTCGGCCAGTCCTGTTGCGACCGCCGCATCCCCGAAGATCAAGCCTGCTTCGGTCGCTCGCACGGCATCGCTGTCCAGACCGCGCATCTGCGCGACCTGGCTGACGAAGATTCCGTAGAGCCGATCCACTTCCGCCTGCAGGGTGGAAGCCGCCTGTGGTGACAACGGCGCATGGGGAGAAAAGTCGTTCTTGTGGTGGCCGGCGTAGATCGCGGTGAAGTCGACGCCGTCCTTGGCATCCTTGACGGACTGGTCGACGTGCAGCGCAATGACACCGATGGAGCCCACACCTGCGGTTTGCGACAGGGTCAGGCGCGATGCGGCGGCTGCAATCGCGTATGCCGCCGAGTACGCCGAGTCGTTGGCATGCGCCCAGACCGGCTTGATGTCGTTGGCGGTGCGAATCCGCTCGGCCAGCTCAAACACGCCACCCGCTTCGCCACCAGGGGAGTCGACGTCGAGCAGGATGCCGCTGACCTGTGGGTCCGCCAGCGCGGCGTCGAGGCGTGCCGCGATCTCCCCATAGGAGGTCAAACCCGACGCCGCCTCCAGTCCCATCGCCCGTCGCACCAAGGTGCCGTGCACGTGAATGATCGCGATGCTGGGCTGCCCGAACGAGGTGCCCGGTTTCGAAGTGGGAACCGGGACGGCAGCATCGATCTCGGGCAATCCGATGCGCGGGCCGAGGACGGACAGGATCACGTCCAGTTTCGAACGCGCAATGAGAAGCGGCGTCCCGTAGAGACGGGACGCCAGGTGTACGAGCTGCATGTCAGTTGTCCTGGGGTTCTTGCGGCAGAGCCGGAGTGGCTGTCGCCACCGCGTTGAAAGGCGATTTGTCGTGGCGCGGGTCGGAGTCGAAGACCAGCCCCAGCTCATCGGCCCGCTGGTTGTCGGCCGCGATCTCGCGGTCGATATCTTCGGCGTCGTAGCCGAAGGCGGAAATGGCTTCGGAGCGCGAAAGCAACCCGGCACGGATTGCGGTGAGCATCGCGTCGAACTCCTTCTTCGGATCAACCCACTGCCAGCCCTGCGGAATCCATTTAGCAGCCAAGTATTCCCGTTTGCGTCCGACGAAGTCCGGGAGATCGAGTGCACCTTCGAGCGCAGCCTGTTCCATCCATGCGCGCCAGATCGGACGGCAGAGTTGGTGGACGATCACGCCGTGCTGGATCGCTTCGCAGCGGCGGCGAAACTCCAGCAATCCGGCGCGAATCGACGAGTAGTTCACCTGCGTCAGATCGCCGGTGAGCATCTCGTAAGTGATGCCCATCGCGGCCGCTACGGCCCTGAACTGCATGCGCAGGAATTCGGCGTAGCTGGCGCCGACGTCGGCTGGTTGACTGAACTTCACGTCCTCGCCAGGCTCCAGCAGCTGCAAGGTTCCGGGTTCCAGTCCTGCCAGAGACACGCCGTTGGCGTCCGCCAGCCCATCGCCCATGAGGTTGTCCTCGGGCGTCAGGCGGGTGATGAAGCCCGCGAACATCGCAGCCGTCTTTTTGCGCACCAGTTCGGCGTCGTCGTATTGGTCAAGCTCATTGAGCTTGACCAGGGCCCGCGCCAACCAAGGCTCGCCCCGGATCTGGCCAGGGCGAAGCGGACGGAACAAGTGGATGATCTCGGAGGCAGGCACACGCACGGTGTCCATGCCACCCGTGCCGGACATCGGCGCCAAAGCGCCATCACCGGGGTGCGAGCGATACAGGTGGTAGGCGACGCGGCGGCCCAGCCGATCGAACTCGATGCCAGCCCGTACCACATTGCGGGAAGGCAGCTCCAGGTTCATCGTCGTGGGTAGGTGTTCGGGTTCCAGCAGCTGGAGCTGGAGGCCAACCGCCAGGCCATCTTCCGGTCGGCGATAGCGCAGCCGCACTAGTACCTCTCCGCCTTCCAGCATTGCCCGGCAAGCGAGTGCTTGCAGGCCGTAGAAGTCGGTCAAGCCAGCCGCGTCCGCATCACTGCACCAGTCCCACCAGAGTGCGTGAATGGCTTCCCGCAGTGCGTTGTCTGCAAGCATCGACTGCGGCTTGATGCCCGTGCCGATCGCGTTGGCGACGAAGGCCTCCACGCCAGCGGCCGCCCACGCATTGCGTCGCACCAGATCGCGGCTCTTGGCGCGCAACTCGTTCTGGGTGAAAGCTAGAGCGGCGACCGCGCCGGGGTTGCCGACTTGCCAGGCAATCGCCCGCCGACCACCGCCGATACCGTCGTAAGTCGGCGACGGGCCGCCAAACATGCCGCGCCGAAGTTTGGAGAACCAGCTCATCAGGTCGCCTTCCGGGTCATGACGCGCAACTGACGGACGAGGCTTTTCCCTGAATTACGGGCGATCTCTGTCTCGACAGTTCGAATGGCGGCCTGCAACTCTTCGACTGAGCGGTACTCAATCGTTTTGTCGCCGAAGCTCACACGGCGTTCGCCAGTGGCCAGCGCACGCTTCAACGCGTCGAGCTCAGTAGTGGTGTAAGTCATCGTGTCCTCATCGGCACATCTGTCAGCTGAGCCACCGGCTCTTAATCACTCGTCGCCCGGTGCTGCGGGGCGCAGAAACAGTGAGGCCACCGCGTTGGGTGGCCTCGTCAATCGTGGTGGTGGTCAAGGGGTCAGGCGGATCTGCCATCCCCAGTTGTCGCTCCAGCTCGCGCCAATGGCGTTCCTCGAAGCGATCCAGTCCAGCGCTGGACGCGGCGGCGCGGGCGTAGACGTAGCAGTCCAGCGCCTCGTTGCGCTCGCGCATCTTTTGCCACTCGCGCACGGGGAAGCCGTTGCGGTCACGGCGGGTAATCAGTTGCTCGGCGCAGAGTTGCTGGATGAACTCCGCGTCGATCTTCGGCAGGTGGACGAACCCGGCAGGAAACACAGGGGTCAATCCGTCCTCGCCGACGTCCGCGCTCTTGCGCAGGTTGTTGTAGAACTCCAGCTTGGCGATGCCGCCCGCCACCGT